GGAGGAGTTGCTCGCGGCATGGGCGCGGCAACAAAAGGAGGACGTTTCACGCGAGGTGGCTAATGCCATACCTAGTTTCAAATTGCCCCAGCTTCAAGTGCTGGGTCCGCAGGGAGTTTACCTGCAACCATATGCGCTATCACGGAGAATTTATTCACGCGATAGCGTTTGCTGTGAACACAATACCTGACCGGTCACTGAGTTTTCAGGTGGTGTTCACGGGCTGTGAGATCGACAACGAAGAAGACATGGACAACGTCCATGGTGGCGCCATGTGGGCAAGGATGCCCATACAGGCGCTCGTTGCTGATATCGAGTTAGAAGAGTGGCCTGATCGGATGGAGGACCATGTCGCTCAGCCTTGGGACTGTATGTCCCGAAGCCATGAGAGCGTTGTGTTCAACCGAGTCAGCTCAAGTCCGTGGTTGGCCAAAGTCAATCATGAATTTTATGGAGCCCGATACATGTTTACAGTGGACTACACAGAACATGAGATCGCAGACTCCCCAGACTTGGCGCCTGACTTAGCTCCAGTTTTGGAACCCGAGCTCCGCATCCGTCCACTGGTGATTTCTTTCGAGGTCATCCCGCGATATGGACTGCTCTTGCGTCCTGTCATCTTTGATGTTTCGGTCTTGGGTGGAACCTTCAAAGATGCTCCGGCCCGAATCTGATTGGCATTCTTGATAGATGGATTCATTTCCATCAGCTTCTTGACGGTCGTCCCGCGTGACTTTGCAATCTCGGATAGCGTATCTCCTGACTTGATCTTGTAGCTTCCTGATTTGTTTTCTTTTACAGCTTGTGCTGACCGGCGAAACATCCCCGGTTTTTTTTCTGCCATGATGATCTCCTTAGCTGATCTGGACTGTGACTTGCCCTGCACTGGTCACGAGTGCGTTTGGTGGGCCGTAGGTTTCAAGTGTTTCCCCGTCAAATGCTGGATAGCTGAATATCACGGGTTCTACAAAACGATCTGGTCTCGGGTCTCTGAGTGCCTGAGGATCGTTAATTCTGACTCGGCCGAGGAAATTTTGTGGATGATCTGGGTCAACCACATCCCGTCCGACTCGGAATCCTGTTTTGACGCCGTCCTTGATCTCATAGACGAGGTCCTTGAGCGGGTAACGAAACCCTGTCTTGTCGCAGAATCCAAATGCTTTTCTGGCTCGTGCGTATTTGCTCATTACAAACTGCTTGTGTAGAACGTATCAAACGGAACAAACTGAATCGAAGCGCTCTCTTGGTCCTCGCCCGCCGCCAGCTCGAATTGATATTCATACTCCTGCTTCAGGAGCGAAAGGCGGTCTGCAACTTGAGGCTTCTTCATGGCAATGTAGTAAGCCAATCCTGCTGTCAGACACGGGACAAATCGAGGAGGGACATCAGCCGTTCCCGTGATGCCTTCCGAAATGCTTTCAATACCACGCAGGCGGTAATGCGCCAAAGTGTAAGATTGGCTTGAATCAGGCACAGGCCACAACGTAATCGTTGTCTCCGTTGCCAGACGGCGAACGAACGCTTGAGTGGGTCGTCCTGTCGTATTCTTGTTAGACTGCTGGGAATAAGTTGATACACTGATTCGCTCGATGTTTGTGTCAATCTGGTTCACACCAGACCCTGTTCTCAGGGACATCTCAATTACATCAATGGTGTCTGATGGCAGTGTGTATGTTCCTGTACCTGAGCTCAGGCTAATTGTTCCGGGCTCGATTGTCCACAGGTTCAGGCCTCGGTTCTGCCACTCAAGTGTCAACAGATTTAGGGAGCGTCTGGCTGTCTTCAGGTCATAGCCCGTCCGCATCTCCAGACCTGCGCGTTCAAACGCTTCCTCAAACAGTTCTGGCAAATCCGGAGTGACAACTGACATTTACTTCTTCCTGTATGATCTGGTCTTCTTGGCAACCTTCTTAGGCTGTGCAGAGTGTTGTTTGCCTTTCTTGGTGTCCGCTCGCTTCTTTTTCGTAGTGGCGGCATACTCTTTGTCCGAAAGCGCTTTGATAGCCTTGGATGGCAGATAGCGCTCCCCAGTGGCCTTTGACCCTTGCGTCGAAGGCTTTCCGGATTTCGTGCGCCACTTCTGCTGTGTCCACTTTTTGAGGGACTTCTGCGGCTTTTTCATCAGTCCTTATATCCTCCGCCCTTGGACTTGTATTCTTTGGCAAGCATTTGAGCTTTTCGGGCGCTCCATTGGCCCGGCTTTCCACCCTTTCCGCCAGCTTTAATCTTGTTAAATAGGCGTTTTCGTAGTGAGGGTTTGGTATAATTACCGGCTTCATTGACTCGACTCTTCTTGGTTTTCCCGCCTTCTTTCATTCCTGCGACGAAAGATCGATTCGGTGCCATTCGCGTTTGGTAACTCCGGACCGCTTCAACGTCTCTTTCATCAGAACCAGTTGGGGGGATGCCTCTTTTTTTTTGGCGATTGCCTGTCATTTGCTTCCCCATCTGAGCACGAGTGATCATCGCATAGTCCCCTTGGTTTTTCCTTTTTGAGCCAGACCGTCTCTCTTGTCTTTCTTGACAATGCCTCCCTTCTTCATGGCTCGGGCCATCTGAGGCGGATTGAAGTAGTCATGCTCTGGGTCCACACCGGGCCGGTATCCCGGCTTTGGCATTGTAACCTTGCGTCTCTTTGTGGCAGTCTTGCTACCACCCATCTTCTCTGCCATTTCTGGCGCATACTTTCCAACAACGTCACGAAGAGAATCAAAGTCTTTTTCAACAATGCCTTTGAAAAAACGAAGGCCGTCCTTGCCAGACATATTGATGCTCTTGTTCTTTGCCATCACTTACTCCGCTTGGCTCGAGTCTTGCCCTTCATGGCACAGCCGTCAATGCCCTTTGTGACCTTGCCACCGGCCTTCATCATCTTGGCGGCCTTTGCCATGCCCGCAGGCTTGGCCATTCCCACTGGGTCCACTGTCTTGTTGCGCGGATTTTCGGTGATATCCTTGCCGTCCTTGCGAGCGGCTTCGATAGCCTGACCCAGTACACCGCCGATACCGATATTCTTCAATCCCTTGATCCCGTCATCTGCGAGTGCCGCAACCGGAGATACTGTTTTAAGTGCTTTCTTGAACATTACCATTTGACCTTATGTGTTTTCCGCTATCGCCTTGCATACTTCAATGAAGTATTCATTGTCGTAATGCTGTTTCATCATGTTCACGTGCTTATGAACAATCTGTATATTGTCAATCGTATACCCTTTGTTGGAATCAATCCTATCAATTGACGCTGTACTTGCCTGATGGTGTCCATTTTCGTTCCAGCCTACAGGCCAGCCAGTGAGGGCGCACGAAAAATCTTGTGCCTCGAAGACTTGCCAAACATCCTCTATGCTTATGTTGAAATCCAACCCCCGGTCTGTAGCAGAATTTTTAAATGCATTGAACCAAGATACCCGAATACCCATGTAGAACTTGGAGCCGTTTGTGTTCGTATCTTTTTGTGTGCATTTTTTGCATCTCTTGCCCTGAGCCAAAGATGTTTCTGCGTACCATTTGCGGAGATAACTCTGCATTTCTCCGCACGATGGACACGGTTTGTGCCACCTTCCGTCACTTCCTTTTCTTAGTGACTCTTCCACCTGAGCTCCATTTTGTAACGTGGCTCCAGTAACGGGCTGAAAGCTTTGATGGCTTCGGGTCTTGGGCATTGTGCCTTGCGTAGTACGACTTCTTCCGTGCCTTGTCTTTGGCCGTCTTCGGATTCTTGCCTGCACCTTTCACCCCTTGTTGGCCGAAGCGAATTAGCTTGTGCTTATCGCCCTCTTTGGCCATGACTACATGCGACTTTGTTTTGTGGCTCGGGGTCTTCTTCGGCTTATTCACACCAGAGAGACCCAGCTCTTTCATCTTATTTTTGACGCGCTCTGGAGTACTCATTGCTGATAAAACACCGTAATTGTTACGTTTGCTGGCAAGTCTGCATAGATTCCTTTCTTTGCCAAGATGCCATCGTTCGGGATTAGAATATCCACAGTTGAAGCAACTTTTTCATCAACCTCTAGCAACACATTTCCTGATGCCGCCGTGTTGTCATATAAGACTACATCACCGGTTGCGCCGCTCGATGTATTAACCACAACGCCTTGCAAGCGAGATCTCCCGGTGACAAGAGTTGCTGAGGTGTGAGTGTGGGCAGACTGAACTTCTTTCCCAGCCATGATTTATTCCTATGATAAGAAGAACGTCACTGAGTCACAATCGGTCAAATCAAGATAGACATCTGTCTCAAACACGATGCCATTATCCGGAATGTTTACCGCGATGACATCAGATGTGGTGAATGCCATGGTTAGACGAGTGGTCCCGCTTGCGCCGCCATCCTTGACGGTGATCGCAGGACTTCCCGATCCTGCAGTCGTGGCAACGATTTGACGCACACGCGCCCGTTGACCGTAGATCTCCCCATCATCAGTGCGGGTAACTGCAAATACGTCAGACATTGCCATTTTCTTGTTCCTCTGTTTCATCTACCTGCGAAAGCAAGTATTCCAACATACCGATTGCACCATTGGCTTCATGGAGCATCTGGACATATTTGTCCCTCTGCTCCACGGCCTGAGCTTTAAGCTCTTCTAGACTTTGCTTATCCAACATTAGGTAGTGGTAGCTTCACTTGTGTACAGGATGACATAGTAGTCTGTTCCTGCAACACGACACTTCAGTGTGCCACCTACAGTTGCTGGAGCAGTGTTACCTGTCTGGAACACATGTCCTGTTCCCGCAGTGACACCCGCAAGGTTAAACAAACGCACATTGTCGTCGATTGTTGCAACATTTGCGCCCTGTGTTGAAATGTGAATGAACGAAGTCAACGTGCCTGTGTCAGCGCTTGCTGGTGCATTCAATTCAATCTCAAGGGGAGCGTATGTTCCTGCATCTGTTCCAGCAGACAAAGTCATTTCAGCAACGAACGCTGAACCAAGACCAGTTGTCTTGCCCGAAGCACCGTATACAGTAATGGCCTTCATCGCGTTTGAGTACGAGCCTAATGCCGCGTTAGCGTTCAATTGGAAACGAGCACGACCAGCCAAACCGCCTGCGCCTGTCATGGTGTTTTCCATAACAATCGGCTCGACGTTTGCTGTACCTGTGTCGTCACTTGAATAAGTAAGATCAATCGCACCATCAGATGCAATATCAAGGGATGTGGTGAAAGCTCCAGTTGTTGCGCTCTTGTCAACGACCTCGAACCCACCTTCGGACCGGACTGGTCCTGTGAAAGTTGTATTAGCCATGTCAATCTCCTGTCGTGGCCAGTGTCAAAAGTGCAAATGCACCTTTGTCAGGAATAAAAAAGGGGCCCGAAGGCCCCTCGTATTTAGGATGCTCCGGGTGAACCGAAGATTCCAAGTGGGTCAGAGACACCGAATGAGTAACGCTCACGCGCTTTGTAGCGCACGTTACCTGTGTCGAAGTCACCGTCCATAGACGTTTGCATTGGAGTCCGCACGAAGTGCTTCATTCCGTTTGGTACGTCTGTCACGATGAAGAACGCATCGTTGTCAGTCAAGTAGTGGTTGACACGATAGCCTTCTGGGATTGACCCGTTGTTGCGTAGTGCGTTGATATCGTTATCCGCTGTACCAACACGCAGATCTGTTTCGAGCAAACGAGTTGCAACGAACATCAATGCAGGTGGAACAATCAGCTTACGAGGACGCGCCGCGATCAAAAGACCACGCTCATCTGTAAACGCCGCGATGTCAATGACAGACTGCTCAAGAGAAGTCTCGTTGAGGTCAGCGTCTGTGCCCAAGCGGTTACTGTTAGTTCCGCCTTCAACTGTTGGGTGAGATGCAGAGAACAGAGTCACTCCATCGCCTGAGTTGAAAGTTGTGAAACCATTGTTCAACAGTGCCGCCGCTTTTGTTTGCTTCGTGTAAGACATTGCGCGAGCAAGTGCCTTCGTGTAACGAGCAGACAGTGCGTCGTACAGGTTATCTTCCATCGCTTCTTCAGTGACAGAGAAACCCATTGCAACTGTTTCATGGTTGTAACGCGCAGTGAAAGACTCTTGTGCAGTGTCATAAGTGATCGCCGCACCTTCGTTCTTCACAGGAGCCGCGCCAAAGCCTGACAGCTTGACTTCTTCCTCGAACGAACGCTCAGAGTTTTCAGTTTCGTAGATCTCAGCATGCTCGTTTTCGTACTTTTCGTACTCCAAACCGAACAGTGCGTTGAGGCCGGGTAACAGCTCTTTAAGGAGCTGGGAACGTGAAATAGCCATTATCTAGCTCCTTATGCTAAACCGAGTGGGTTATGGTATGAATGAACGCCCACGTTGAGTTTTACATAAAACTCAGGGTAGTCATCCGCCTCTGTGCCCGGTACAACCTCAACGATGCGAACCGCAAGTGTTGATGTTGCCGCAAGGCTTCCGCCATTTGCTCCGACAGCCAATGCAACACCAGACTTACCGTTTGCTGTTGAACCAGATGTGTTGAAGTCAAGTGCCGCGTTCATGCCAACTGCGCCAGCAAAGCCTGAGCCGTCTGTTCCGCTGTTGAATGTGCCAAGAGCCGCTGTACCTTTCACTTGGAAGATAAGCTCTGGGTCGTCAGCTACACGAACGAATACTTCGGTCGCGCCGCCTGTAACCAAGTTGGCTGGCAGGAAGTTGTCGTATTGAACGACGCCATTTGAGTCAATATAACGACAACCAACGCATACGCCCATGATACCGGCTGTTGCGTCTGATGCTCCGCTTACATCGAATGCGACTGGTGTCGCCGATACTGCGCTCGGAAGACCGGCTGTTGACAATACAACAAGGTCACCATTGAAGATGGCCGCTGAGTTGTTTGCCGCAACTGGGTATTCCCGGAACGCACCATTGTAATAGCCGAAACCGAGCTTCTGCTTCGGGATCAGACCATATGGGGTGCTGTTTGCAGACATGTTTTTCTCCTAAAGATGTCTATGCGGCACCCCTAACTATTAGGAGTTGCCGCTACCAAATGATACTTTCGTTGAACGCTCAGGTTTCAGCATCGGCATACGAGGATCGCTCTCTCGTAGGTAGTTGTTGTCAACTGACTCCATCTGACGTTCGTTGATTTCTTGGAGGTATTCCTGACGAGCCTGCACGTTCTCTTTGGTGTTCTTACACAACAAAAGACCGCCGACTTCCACATTACCCTCAAAGCGTGAATCAATATCTGACATGACCTGAAGCTCTGGATGATCTTCTGATCGGACTGGTTCCCAGCCCTCACGAAACTTTGCAGAGACGTTGGTGTTGTCAGCTTGACCAAGCATTGATGTCCTAATCCAGCGATATGAATAGCCTTCAGAGGACTCCGGTGTTGGGATACGTGATGCAGGTTGCCATAGCTTTTTGCGCTCAGTCTTTTCTCGGGTCTGAGTTTCCCGTGGTGCTCTTGTGCTCATTACCGCATCTCCTTCAACATTTGCGCCGCATATTGTTCGTTTGTGAGCCCGAGTCGCTTGGCGAGTGCGACTTGGGATTGAGTCAGCTTGATTTTGCGAGGTCCTTTTGTTGCCCTAGAGGCAGGGGCGACCACGTTACCCGGCTGGCGTTGCTGACTCCCGCCGAAGTTTTCTGGAAACCGCTTACGCATATTCTCGTCGATAGCGGCATAGTATTCATCTGAGGATGTGTCATAGCCTTCTGTGACCAACCTCTGGTGGACACCAAACGCATAAGAGGTCATCTCTGGATCCTTCTGGAACCAAGGATTGCTCTCTGCCCAAGCCTGTGCTCTTGCATCTGGCTTCTGGACTTCTGGGCGTGGTGCCTGTGTAAATTCTGGGGCTGGTGACTCTGTGTACTGTTGAGGCCGGTAATCACTAATCTTGAACTTTTCTGATTGAAGTGCGGTTAGTTGTTCTTGGGCCTCGATGATCTTGTCTGTGTCACCAGTTTCATATGCAGTTCTGTAATTGTATTTCGCCTGTTCTATTTGGGCGTCAATTCTGCTTCGGGCTTGGTTAACTAAAACTTCTTCGCCTTGCGTCAAAGTCTTCTTGAGGCGATTGTTTTCTTCATGTAACCGCTTTGCGGCACTGATTGCCTCTTCACGAATCCGCTCGGCCTCTTCTTTGCGGCGGCGCTCTTCGTGATACTCGAAACGTAACTGCTTGATTCTCTTCTGAACATTCTCAGAATAGTTTTCAATCTCGTTGTCTTCTGGTATCTCAGGTTCTTTGTCGTCTTCACGGCGTGGACGGCCTCGATCTTTCTCGGGGGTATCGTCTACGATTTCGACCTCAAAGCCTGAATCATCAGACTGCTCGACCTCTACCTCGGTGTTTTCGACTTCTTGCTCTAGTTCACTCATGCGCGTTCAATGCCTCTCGGATCTTCGACAATTGCTTCAACCGTGTCATCATTGATGAGACGGAACTCTTGTCCCTTCACCTTGAAACGGGTGCCGGAATAAGAACGGAAAATGACCCAATCGCCTTCTTTGCAATAGGGGCCAGTTGGAAACTTGTCTGGATCGCCGTATGCATCATCGCCCATCTCAATGACGTAGCCGAAAATAGATGCTGTCGATTCTTTGGCGCGAAGCTCGTTCGCGATGATAATGCCACCTTCGGTGGTTTCTTCGATTTCTGGGCATGCAACAAGGATGCGATATCCCTGTGGAACCGGAAGGATTTGTTCGAGCTCTTCCGTCATCTCGAAATTCTTAACTTGCATATTGTCCTCTGCTTACGGTTTAGGCCCGCAGTGCCTTGCGTCTAAGACGTATTTTTCAGCACTTACAGTATAGCATGGGTTGACACGGTTATTCTGCGTTTTGAATTTTCTCTTCGAGGTCGATAATTTCTCGCTCAACAATGGCGAGTCCATTCACGATACCAACGCAATGTTGATAGTCCTCGTAGTTCTTACAGCCACCGAGAGACATGTGATCAGCGGTCTGGTTCATGTGCTCACGAATGCGGTTCTTGATGTATTCCATTTCAGTCATGCTGTCTCCAAGAAGTGCAATTGAACTTATTCGTTATTCTGAGCAATTGTCTTGGCGATTTCAACACCAATCTTTGCACCTTCGAGTTGATCCTTCTGCTCGAGCTTGTCTTTCTCGGATGCAATCTTGACACCGAGTCGGGCACCCTCTTGGCGTTCCTGAGATTCGATACGCTCACGCTCAAGCTCGTCTTTGGCGGTAGTCTTCTGTAATTCAACTTGAAGTTTCTGCATATCAATTTCGCGCTTGTGCTGGAACTCAGCTTCCTTGAGAGAAATCTCGCGTTGCTGAATCTGCGTCAAAGGATCCTGTTGTTGTTGCTGTGCTTGCTGTTGTGCGGCCTCTGCCTGATCCTTCTGCAGGACCTTGCCTGCGGCTTTCGCAAGCACGGGGGCGAGATCGCGCTCTACGTCCTCTGGCAGGATCTTGTCACTCGGCATGGCCACACCCAGTTGCTTTTCGATCTCTCGTCTGTACTGGAATGCAACGTGCTCGGTGATGTGCTCGGCCATGGCATTCTGTATTGCGCTTGCAAATGGAGACTGGCCAACCATCTCGCGGATCTTCGGATCCTGAGTAAACGCCATGTGGACCGCAATGTGTGCTTCATGGTCTTGGTAATCAAATGCTTTGATGGCCTCTTGGTTGAGGGCCGCCATGTTCTCCGATACAGGGTCCATGTTCTTGATTTCTTCAGGGAGCTTGACGATGTCCTTGGCGTCCTTGATATCCAGAACCTCAAGCATCTGGCGGTGCAGTTTGGCCATGTCATAGAACTGTGGTGCCTGCTGTGCCAACTGAAGTGCGGCCTGATACTGGACCACCCGTTGGGACATTGTTGCCGCATTTGGATCAGAAACGGGAATAACATCCACTCGCCCATCGAAGTCTTCGACGCGAGAATACTCGCCATCAATCGCATAATCATATGTCGGTGGCATATAATCATGGATGACTTGCGCGATGAGCTTAAGCTCTTTCTTGAGCGATGCATGCAGTCTTGCCTGAACGCCTGACATGACTTTCATGTTGCGTTCGAGCAGTGCCAATGTAGTGCCCACTGGTGCGTTGGCTGACATCTCACCGATGTTGATTTCGGCAACTGAGCCAATACGGCGGCCTTCTTCGACGATATTACCCAGCAGGTTGTACAGGACACCTGATGGTTCTTTGTATGGCAGTGGGAAGATGTTGTCTCGGATTGCTCCACCCGGCACATCTACATCACGGAACTCACCCGGGGTGAGTGGTGACTCATCTCCTTTAATTCGGAGTCCTCGTGTCTTCAGTCCGGCAGGTAGATTCGAGAGAGTGCCCGCATCAACGAGCTGTCGAAGAATAGATGTTGCTGACTTCGCTAGGCCACCAATAAGATGGATAAGCCCAATCCCATAGAAACCAAGTCCGGGCAGGTACCGATAGTGCACGAAATGGTCGCGCTTCTTCTTCTTAGGATCATCCTCATACCAGTTTCGGCGGATGGATAATATCTCTCTTGAGGATTTGTCGAGTGTGACAACGTAGGGTCGGGCGATTCCATCTTCGTCAGCAAAAGGCTCGGGAAGGTCGAGATCAACATGCATTTCAAGAAGAGTGTGTCGATCATCATCTTCAACTGAGTAATCATGTTCACCTTCCATTTCATCATATTTCTCTTGGATATCTGAGAAATCTGGTTCGGGGTCGGGTAATTCGATGTCTCGATAGAACCCATTGACCATCAACTTCAACACCTCATTCGGAGTCTTCTTCATCACATGCGTGTAGCGCTCGCACGTTGTCAGATCGCTGGCACCGTAGGATACAACGAAGTCTTCTGCGGGCACGAAAACGGCCGCAGGTCTTTCAAGCATGGGGTCGTAATACACTTTGCGGAATGCAGACCCTGCAAGTGGCAACCGGAACAGAAGTTGTTCTGTCTCGTCACGGTAGTCTGTCATGTTCTCGATGAGCTGATAGTTCATCTCACGTTCGATGCGATTGGCCTGCTGAATGACTTCAGTCTTGCCGTCTGAGATTACTGTCGTTCTGACCGGGCCTGACGCAGGGAACACTTCCATCATGGCTTGCGCCTGAAAACGAACCACTGCCTCTGTCAGTACAGGGTGGAATACGCCACAGGCTCCCGGCCATGGTTGGTCTCGGTCTTCAATCTTCATCCCTAGGAGATCCAGTCCTTTGACGTAGGCTCTTGCCCACTCCTTTCGGCTGGTTCGGTCGCCTTGGAATTGATCTACAAGTTCTGAGCCGATTCGCTCGAGCTCGCCCTCTTCGATAAACTCTGCAAGGTTTGAGTCATGGTCTGGGCCCATGATGTCTTCTTGCATCTCTGGGTCAAGGATGACGGTCATTCCACCATCTTCATCCTCGATGGTCACTGCGTCCGGGTTAATAATCTCAATCTCTAATTCCGGAGAGTCTTCGACTGTCTCAGGAATTAAATTGTCTTCAAGTGGTTTTTCAATTGCCATCAGTAGTATTCAACCCGTTTTCGATATGCTGGTTCATCACTCCAATCGTCCATGTCCGACCGGATCCATCCGCCTTGTCTGAATCTTAACAGTGCCTGCGACATGGAGTCCACTAAGTCATCGTGTTCTCCTGACGGAAACGCGGCACACTCTTCAATTACTTCATCTGCCCATCGGGTTGGTGGTGCCCACACCACTCCAGAGGCAAAGAGGTCTGTCACTGCGTTGACTCGGGCGATCTTATCTTGACCGCGTGATGGAGTGAACTCAGTCACCGGTATTCCCATGGCCCGGAGCTCAAATATCAACGGAGCACCGGACGCTTTTTTCTCTACAATCATCTGATCTGGCTCCCATTGCCAGTAATGATCGTAGGCAACGCGCTTCAATTCAGGGAACTCATATTTTTCCTTGAAGCTATCCAATAATATCAGATTTGGCACCTCATCCCCGGACTCATTTGGATGGTAAAAGACACCCCATGTGGTACAGGCACTGTAATCCGAGCGCTGTGTTTTCAAAAACGCCGTATCCCAGCTTTGAATGACGGCCTCACAGCGTGGCGGAGCGTCATATTCCCATTCGCGCCACCATTCGCGCTTTATGAGTGCCCCTTCTTCGCTTGTTGGGTCTTGTTGGTACTGTGCCTGCCACTTCGAGACAGGTAATTCTGCTTTGAGTGCCTCAAGTTGAGATAATGGCCAGAACTCGGGCCACAATGGTTGGCCGGAAGGCATGATGGCGGGCAGTTCAATGACCTCCCACTCATCAGATCCTTCCCTTTCTGCTGATTTTTTGACGATTTGGCCTGTGAGATCCCTCACTGACCAACGTGTCATCACGATAATGATGGCGCCACCCGGTTGTAAACGCTGTCTCGGGCCTGATGTGTACCATTCGTAGACCTTATCGTACACTTCGGGGTTGTATGCGCCGATTGCGGCCTCTTGTTCAGAGTGTGGATCGTCAATAATTAGGATATCGGCACCTTTACCGGTCACCGCACCGCCTACACCAATCGCAAAATAGTCACCACCCTTGCTTGTGGACCAACGTCCTGCCGCTTTCGAGTCTGATGACAAGTCAATGTCCGGAAAAACCTGCTGGAAGTCTTGGTTGTCGAATAGATTTCGCACTTTTCGACCGAAACCAACAGCCAACTCTGCAGTGTGTGCCGTCTGAATGACTTTTTTTTCTGGGTATTTGCCTAAAAACCATGCCGGGAACAGGTATGAAGCAAACTCAGATTTGGTATGCCGGGGTGGCATGTTGATAATCAGGCGCTTGAGCTCGCCGTTTGCCACTCTCTCGAAGGCATCCGACATGATTTTATGGTGCCTGCCAGCAATGAACGCTGGCCAGACATGTTTAACAAACTCTAGAAAATTAACACGTGCGTTCTCACGTGTACGCGCAATCGACATTTCGTCAACAAGTCGTAGGAGTTCTTTCTGTTCGTCCGGAGTTAGCTTGGATATTTGTCCAAGATAATTCTGGAGGTCACTTTGTTGAAGCATCCAATATCGCCTGCTTACCGAGCTCTAAGGCGTAGACTATTTCGGGCGATGAACCCATGGATGAACAGACTGTGAAGTTGTCATCTCCGTGCCAACCAACAAGTACCACCCCTTTGAACTGGTACTCGTTCATGGCATTCTCAACCATCTCTTTAGGGTCGAGGTCAAGCGTGGTCTTACCGAAGAAGTCGATAATGTCTGCCATCACTCGTCCCCGTAGTAGCCGTACATTTCATCGATGATCTGGTCCACTTCATCGTAGAGCTTGGTGCGAGTATGTTCACGCTCATTAGTTTCAGTGAAAGATACCTCAGCCTCTTCTGGAATGATGAAGAGTGCCTGAGGGAATAGAGTATCAATGGCCATACGGAACACTTCAACGATGTTCTCTTCGGGCGTTTGATCTCCGGATAGTTCGTAGTTGAACGAGTTGATGCCGTTGTCGTAGGACAGTTTGAATTTCATGTTGTCTCCCGTGCGTCTCCCTATTGAAAGAAC